AAGAAGTAGATAATGATGTGGGTTGGTTTGACATTGATGATAATGTAGTAGCAATTGTGCCCGCGGGTAATAGAGGATTATTATTGGGAACTGTTACTGAACAATTTATTCAAGAAAGAGAAGATGATGTAGCTTTATGGTATAAATTTAGGGCTAGTAGAGCATTAGAAGAAATTGCTATTGATGAATCTAGTTTAGACTTTATTAATGTAGATGAAGGGGAAGAGTTTTGGGTTAGGGTAGACGTAATTCAAACTACTGATGAGGGTGTTACTGAAAGAGTATTTAATTTAAATAATCAATAATGGCTTTTATTCCAAAAAATAGATATGAAATTCTCCATACTAATGGAAAAGAACTATATAACCCTAAAACTAAAAAGGAATATAGGGGAGATTATATTAAAACTGGAAATAACTACTATGCAGGTAAATCTGTAGGTAACTTAGGTGACCGCCTTCAGAAAATAGATCAAGGTAGTGGAAATTTAAGTCGTAAATTTGATGCTCAAGTATACCATTCTTTAAAACCCCAAAGATATAAAAGCTCCTTACAACGTAAAGCCCCCCCTAATACTACAGTTTTTCCTGGAAAGGAAGATTATGACAAGGGATATATTAAAAGATATTTTTGTAAAAGAAAAAACAGTAAATCAGGCTTTTATGAAATAAGTGAAGAGAGTTTTACGCAACTAAATTCAAAACAACTAGATAGTGTTTTATATTTAGGAGGACTTATAATATGGTCTCTTATAGATAGTAAAACAAATAATGAAAATGTTTTAAGGTTAGAAAAAAATTTTCCTGGTATTAGGTTTTTCTTCAATGATACTTCTCAATTTTTAAGAAACCCACAAGAAGATCTTATAGCTAAAAAAGATGAATTATTTTATTTAAATGGTACTCCTTACCCTGAAGGAGCAAAATACCATATTCATCCCGAAAATGGACCAATGGAAGGAGCCTTTCACATAGATGAACCCCATTCATCATTAACATTTAATCGCCCTATAATATCCGATAACCAACCTTTAACTCCAACTCCACAACCAACACCAACCCCATCTTATGGTGGAGGAAGTGGATATTAATTAAATATTTTGTATACTTAGGGTATGTACTACCTTATAGAAACACAAGAGCAATTAGATAGGTTTTTTAAAGATGAGGGTAGCGAATGCTATCTTCAATTTATTACCAACAACGATGAAACCCATCCTAAATTACAATCACTGTGTGCTTTGTACATTTATTCATTTAGTAAGGAGAAGGGATTCATTATTAACATAAACCATCCCGAGGCGTTTGAGCTCAGTTTACCATTAAAATATTTAGAATCTTATACGAATATATTCGTTAAAGAAAAAACTAAAGCTTTACTACACATTCCCACACTCCCTTATACGGATATACAATCCATATATTATTTAATAAAAAACGAACCGTTAGATTCATTACCTAAAACTGGCGCTCACACATATTTTGAGCGTAAATACGGCGCATATAATGCGAATAAAATCATTCCAATTGCAAAGCACCACGAGGCGTTGACACAAGAGTTTGATGCGTTATACCCGTATATAAGCAACTTTAAGGAAGAAGAATCTAATAAATGGTATAACGAAATTCTTACACCTACATTAGCTAAAATTGTAAGTTATAGATTTAAAATTAACCCCACATTTAAAAAACACTTTGATATCAATGAAAAATTTAGCATCAACGAAAACAAAGCTTATGGATGGTATAATTTTTGTACAACAACAGGACGCCCTACAAACAACTTTAATAGCATTAATTTCTCAGCTCTAAAACACGATAGCGGGGAACGAGATAGTTTTGAAGCCGATAACGATACTTTAATCGAAATGGATTATGAGGGTTATCACCCACGTATCATAGCACGCTTTATAGGACACCACATTGATAAAAGTGAATCTGTACATAAGCAACTAGCTCAAATGTATTTTGAAACAGCTGAGATTAGTGATGAAATGTATAAAAAGAGTAAAGAATTAACGTTCCAACAAATGTATGGTGGTATAAATAAAAAATACCTTAAACACGAGTACTTCAATAAAACACAAAAGTTTATAGACTCATTGTGGCACGAATTTAATACTAATGGGTACGTTAAAACTGTAATTGCGAGGCGTAAGCTTTTAAAAGGTAATTATAAGAATATAACACCACAAAAATTATTCAACTATTACATCCAAGCATTCGAAACGGAGTATAATATAACTTTATTATCGCGAATATTTAAGCTTTTAGAAGGTAAACAAACAAAAATGGTGCTATATGTGTATGACTCTATGTTATTTGACTTTTCGTTAGAGGATGGTAAAGAACTACTCCAATCCCTTAGAGACATAATTTCATCAGATTTTCCAGTAAAACTAAAAAAAGGATATACATACGCTTCCCTTAAGGCCCTTTGATATTTATTGTGGAATAACACAATACACACAAAATGAATAATAAACTTTATTGCACCTTCCTCCAAGATGAGGGGGTAAATGAAGTTGTAGATAGGATTTTAGAGGAGCACGATATATTATTTAATAAGATTTTTGTTCTAGTTGCCTTAGATGACGATAAAACAATGTTAACCTATAATATAGACGGTCCCGTCTACAACTTACAGTTACCCAATACTATTTTAGTACATAGAAAAAAACAAACTAATACTTTATATACTATAAACGCTTTAAATGAAGTAATAAAATATCTAAACAATGGTGAGTTAGATACTTCATACCAGGTAGACTGGGTAAAATTTAGGAATAGTCTTCTTTTAACACGTCCTGGTGGGTTTAAAAAAGTAAGGACTCGACTTAAAAAAATTATTGAAATAGAGTAAAAAGCCCCCTGGTAAAATTTGGATTTCCTGATCTAAGGTATTATATTTACCCAAAATTAAAAGATCATGAATCTAGACGAAATCAGAAAGCGTATGGACCGCTTGCAAAACAAGTCCAACGGAAAATCAGGTGGTGAATTCAGAAAGAATTTTTGGAAACCACCAAGTGGGGAAAAATCAATAGTACGTATTGTACCTTATAAGCACAATAAAGATGTGCCCTTTACTGAATTATACTTTTATTTCGGTATTGGTAAACCCCGAATGATGTCACTCTCAAATTTTGACGAGTCTGATCCAATTTTGGAATTTGCTTCCCAACTCCGCAAATCAAACGAACCTGATAATGTAGAGTTGGCTAAGAAGCTCTACCCTAAAATGCGTATTTTTGCTCCTGTACTTGTACGTGGTGAGGAGGATAAAGGTGTTCGCTTCTGGGAGTTTGGTAAAATGGTTTACACTGAACTTTTAGGTGTTATGATGGATGAAGATTATGGCGATATTACAGATATTGCAGCAGGTCGAGACATCACAGTTGAAGTAATCCCCGCAGCTGAGACAGGTAAAATGTTTGATACAACAACAGTTCGTGTTAAGCCAGTACAATCACCACTTTCAACAGATGGTAGTGCAGCTGAAGGATACCTTGATAACCAAAAAGATATTAAAGAGCTATTTACTAAGTTCTCATTTGATGAAATGAAGGATGCCCTTCAAAAGTACTTGGCCCCAAGTGAAGAAAACGAAACAGTTGAGGTTACTCCTCCTGCAAAGGAAAAAGTTGATATCGACTCTAAAATAGACGATTTATTCGGTTAATATGGCGAGAAAAAAATCCAACAATTCGCTCCCAGAAGGAGGAAGTCTTACTGAAGAACTAGCAGTATCGCTAAATAAAAAATTCAGTAAAGAATATAATCAAGTTGCCTATTTCCTCAATGGGGGAGAAGAATCACCAACAGATGTTACATCGTGGGTATCTACTGGATGCACACCTTTGGATCTGGCGATTTCTAACAGACCAAATGGGGGTTTGCCTGTTAGTAAGATTGTTGAGATTACGGGTCTAGAGCAAAGCGGTAAATCCCTCCTTGCCGCTCACGTTATAGCTTCTACTCAAAAACAAGGTGGAGTAGCAATTTATGTAGACACTGAATCAGCATTGGACGCTCAATTTTTGACCGCCATAGGAGTTGATGTTGATAAAATGCTTTATATACCCCTCGATACAATTGAGGATGTATTTGAAGCAATGGAAGACATCATCGTTAAGATTCGCGAAAAACAAAAAGACAGATTAGTCACAATTGTTGTTGATAGTGTTGCTGCTGCTACTACTAAAATTGAGTCAGCAGCTGACTACGATAAAGATGGTTATGCAACTGCAAAAGCCATTATTATGTCTAAATCAATGCGTAAGATTACTAATTTAATTGGTAAGCAGAAAATCCTGTGTGTATTTACAAATCAGTTACGACAGAAATTAAACGCTATGCCGTTTGGTGACCAATACACAACATCAGGAGGAAAAGCGTTACAGTTTCATGCTTCAGTCCGTTTACGACTTAAAGGAGTAGGTAAGATTAAAGAAAAAGTTAATGGAATAGACACAGTAGTTGGTCAAGAAGTAGAATGTGAGGTAGTTAAAAACCGCCTAGGCCCCCCTAACCGAAAAGTCCGTTATAGCGTATTTTACGATTCGGGAATTGATGATTACTTTGGTACTTTGAAATTACTTAAAGAATATGGTGTAGTAAAACAAGGTGGAGCATGGTATAAATACACTACTGCTGATGGTGAAACACATCAGTTTTTAGCTAAAGAATTTGGTGATTTATTAGAAAGTCACCCAACAGCTAAAGAGGAATTATACGAGGCCCTTTGTGAAAAATACATTATGAAGTATCGTCACGAAAAAGAAGATGGTCTAGATCGTGATCCTGACGAAACAATAGTAGAGAATGAGTAAATTCGAAGATATCCTAAATAACATAAATCCAGAAGAGAAGCACCCTAATGACAGGGTGCTTCTCATTGACGGACTTAACATTTTTTTGAGAGCATTTGCGGTAAATGGTTCACTAAACGAAAAAGGAGTGCCTGTAGGAGGTATTACGGGTTTTATGAAATCATTAGCATTTGCAATTCGCGAAATGGAACCTACTAGAGTTATTGTAACTTATGATGGTGCGGGTGGTAGTAAACGAAGAAGAAAAATCAACCCAAACTATAAAGCAAACCGCACTCCTAAGCGTGTAACTAAATTTGATGCTTTTAATTCATTAGAAGATGAAAAAGAAGCTATGAAAATTCAATTTAGGCGTTTACTTAGTTACCTTGAGTTACTCCCTATTGATGTTTATAGCATAGATAATGTCGAAGCCGACGATGTAATTGCTTATCTCGCACAAAATGTGCTAGAAAATGAAGTTATTATTATGTCTGCTGATCAAGATTTTCTACAATTAGTAAATAACCGAATTGTAGTTTGGTCACCTAATAAGAAAAAATACTATACAGAAGAACAGATATTTACCGAATATGGGATACCAGCTCATAATTTTTTAATGTATAAATGTTTAATGGGTGATAAATCAGATAATCTTGTAGGGATTAAAGGGTTAGGCCCTAAAAAAGTAGCAAAAGTAATACCAGAAATTGTTGGAAGAGAAATAAATCTTGATTATCTTGTACATTATGCTTCTACACAAGATAGCTTAATGCACAAACGAATTGTAGAAAATAAAGCAAATTTAGAAGTAAATGAAAGAATGATGTCTCTTAAAGATCCTTTAATGTCAGGACAAATTAAGATCCAAATTAATGACCTACATTCTCGCCCAATAAATTTGCTCCACCGAAATGATTTTATTATGTTATATAACGAAGATTATATGGGAAATAATTTACAAAACCCTGATATTTGGTTAACAGATCATTTTCTTAAATTAAATAAACTAGCACAACTAACACATGAGTAAGTTAGAACAGTACGGACATAATTTTCAGATTAAAACTCTTTCAGTATTAGTTAAAGATAAAGAATTTCTTCAACAAGTTGCAGATATAGTTTCACCTGATTTCTTTGATAATGAAGCAAATAAGTGGATTATATCAAAAACTCTTGAATATTTTAATGAATTTAGAACTACTCCTACAATGGAGGTATTTAAGGTTGAAGTAGAAAATATTAGAAATGAAATTCAACAAGTTGCTGTAAAGGAACAACTTAAAGAAACATTTAGATCTACTAAATCTCCTGACTTAGAATATGTTAAACAAACTTTCCTTGATTTTTGTAGAAACCAAACACTTAAATCTGCCCTTCTTTCCTCAGTTGATCTACTTGAAATAGGAAATTATGAGGATATTCGCAGACTTATTGATAATGCACTTAAGGCAGGTGTAGAAAAAAATCTTGGCCATGATTATATGGATGAAATAGAAGAAAGGTATAAAGAAGAAGCCAGAAATACTATTGAAACCCCGTGGGGTGAAATTAATACTCTTTTAAATGGGGGTATAGGAAATGGTGACCTAGCGCTACTTGTAGGTAATCCTGGTGGTGGTAAATCATGGGCATTAGTTGCCTTAGGAGGCCATGCTGTTAAGCTAGGATATACTGTTTTACATTATACCCTTGAACTTTCTGATGTTTACGTTGGTCAGAGATATGATGCTTTCTTTACAGAAATTCCTGTTAGTGATATTAAAATCCATAAATCAGAAGTTAAAAAAGAATTAGAAAGCTTAAGAGGAAAATTATATATTAAGCAATATCCCGCGGGTAAAGCCAATGTAAATACGATATTAGCGCATATAGATAAATGCCGTGGCCAAGGTATTGAACCTGACCTTATCGTGTTAGATTACGCAGATCTTTTATATACAAAAAATGGAAAAGAAAAACGAGATCGATTAGATGATATTTACACTTCATTAAGAGGTATGGCTACTGAATTAAAAATCCCGATTTGGACTGCATCTCAAAGTAACAGATCAGCTGCTCGGGATAATATTATACAG